CAGGATATACTGGACCCACAGGCAGGACAGGACCAACTGGAGCACAAGTAACTGGACCCACAGGACCGGGCGGACCATCAGGTGGACCCATTGGCCCCACTGGGTATACTGGTGCAACTGGACCATCAGGTGGCCCCATTGGTCCCACTGGACCGTCAGTCACAGGAGCCACTGGTCCCACTGGTGCCACTGGTCCACAAGTAACTGGTCCCACTGGCACAGCCAGTAATGTCACAGGACCCACAGGACCTGTGGGTTATACCGGTCCACAAGTAACTGGCCCCACAGGTCCTGTGGGTGCCACTGGTTACATGGCCAGCTTCATCAATATGAATCAGGTGGGCACAGTGGCTGGACCCACAACTGGATACAACAGATTTTATGCTCCATTTAACCTGACAATCAGCAAGATAACTGCCAATGTGGGCGCACCACCGCTGACAGCTAATATTGTGTTCCAGATATTAAAGAACAATGTCAGTATTGGCACATACACAATTACAACAACTAATTACACGATGACACCAGTTACACAGACCATAACAATGAACACCAGTGATTGGTTGACAGTAAATATGGTTAGCGGAACTGCACAGGAACTGAGAATTCAGTTGCAGTACAATTAAGGACAAGCACATGGATAAAACATTTCTACAACAGATGTTCGGACAATATAAAGGTTATGTCTACAGATATACTGGCGACATCATTCCTGATGTGGATATATTGCATTACATCACAGATCAGTATGCTGAGCTGGCACACAATAACATAGTCAGCACAGTGGTTCCCACAGCTGATGGCTATTTGTTTTATGTGGATCAGCCACTGCTAACTGAATCAGAGAAATTTACATTTATTTGTGATCTGGTACCAGAATATGTGGAAGTGCCTTACGAGCCGCCACAGATAGATGGCAATGCTAATGTGCAGACTTCAGGAGATACAGTATAATGATTGTAAAATATCGCATGAACAGCACATGTACATTGGCCAACATGAAAGCTGACATCAATAAAATCATCCTGGGCACAGCAACCAGCCCTGCAGATTTCAGCTCAGGTTGTGACACTGCCAACACTGTATTCTATGGCACTTATCCTTCAAGCATCTATGCAGTTGTCAACGCAGGCAGCAGCACCTACAGCAAGAAGCACAACGATTATGGCGCCAGTTACACACATTATTTCCGTCTCACATATGACAGCACCAAGTTGCAAACCATTGCGCTTGCCAACGGTTATACATCAGGCACAGACACATTGGTCAACAGCCAGTTGATGACAGACGAGCGTGAAGGCAGCTTCTTTTATGGCATCTGTTACGGAAACAATACAGAACAGTTCAATATAAACAATACCAGTTACAGCAGTTTTAATGTTAATGGCATATATCGTGGTGCAACATATGTAGGACAACGGGTAGAAGTTGCTGCTGTTAATGATCAAGCAGTAAACCCTCCGCCGGGATTTAGGTTTGCACAGCAAATGACCGGTAGCACTGGTAGTACTGGAAACTATCGTATGAATAAACTGTCAGAAGTATGGGCCAGAGCGCAAATTGAATTTTTTAGCTATAATGAATACAGCAATATCAATGTACAGACTTATACATTCAATACCAATACTGCTCCATTTGGATTAGATATAGTGATAACAGACAAATGTCTTTTGATCAATGCAGAAGGACAAAACACCTGCATCGGTATATTTGACATTGGTAAAAACGGCATTACCAGAAACTATACAGACAGCATGATGATGTGCAGCGTGGACCTGAACTCCAAGTTGGCAAAAATTCCCTACACATTTAAGTACAGTACCAACACTTATGGCGCCAGTGTGGACAACATCTTGTATCAATTTACTCCAGTGAGATCATTAGACAGCCTGGGAAATGTTGTTATAATTGAGAATCCAGTGTTCTTACAAGAACCAGATAACTTAAATGCTGTGCAAAGTGTTTATGGTATATTTTCTATACCTGCCAATGTCTATACCAAGACAGCAGTTTACTCAGATGGCAGCACATACAGATATGTTTACAATGGCTATGCCATACCAACAACTTAACGGAGATATTAATGTTAGTTAAATTCAATCCCACATTGGGTACAGGCAACAACAGCACCACATTGTACGCTTATAATTTCATGCGCTGTGTGGATGCTGTACTGACCGCCACTGCCGGCTCTACTCCTGTGGTAAGACCATTGACTGCTGCTGCCACTTTCGATAACAGCACTAATATGATAACAAGTGTTATCGCCAATACAGAAGCAGGTGGCTGGACACGCAGCAGCAGTTATAATCTGGTGGACGCCAGTTATAATGCCAGTGGTATAACTAGTAGAACATATGTAGCTGACTGGTATAATACCACTGGCAAGGCAGATTATCCATATAAAAAGATTTCCCTAACTCCAGAAACCTATGGTACCTGGACCTCATACCCTTTGCTAAATTTTCGTTATGGCATCCACACTGCCACAGATTATAGTGGCACGGCTGGATATACTAATAATACAACTGGGTTTGATATGACCTACACTTATTGGACTACTTATTCTATAAATTATGGCTATCCTGGATTACCTTTTTACATGGCTAGAGCAAATACTGCTAATATTGGCACAGCTTTAGTACAAGGCATGGAATTTATAATGGCAGCAACTGCAGATTATGTTATAATAATGGAACCCCTGGGCTATATGCTTTACATGGGCACAAGAACCACACAGACTTGGGAAAACACCTACAGCAATAATCCACCTATAGTAGGATTTCTTACCACTCTAGACGACAGATATATTAATTATCCTGTGCAATGTAAAACAAATACCAAAGCAGCCTGGATGTTGACCCAGGATGGTTTAGGCGCCATAAGAACGACCCCTAGTAGAGTTTATAATTACTTTAATGAAGCTAGTAAAGCCACTGCTGCAGATTATGTCAGTGGCCCTGTATATGTAGCACCTGTACACGGATCATCCAATGTTGGACTCAATGGCTGTTATCTGTCAGGAGATGAATTTGGCGGACCACTATTCCGTAGTCACTATCAGCAAGTGGTAACCGCAGGTGCACCAGGCGCTTTTACTCCGCCGGTATATGACAGCAGTGGTGCATTGGTTCCTCCAGCATATCCAGTAAATGTTATGGTTTGTAACAGCAGTACTATTTCAGCTTATACATACTTGAACCGAGGCGGTCGTCTGCTAGGATTCTATAAAAGTATGGGTGGTACAGATGCATACATGAACAACTATTATACGGCCGGGCAGATCTTTACGGTCGATGGTGACAGTTATGTGCCTGTGTTAACAAATGGTGAAACTGCTTATCGAGACATGTTCTTAGTTAGAGCAAAATAATGTCCAATGTATATACCAGTGAAAGCACAATAGCTAATATTAGTATAGGCAATATCAGCACCAGGATATTTTATGCCAATGACAGTGTTAGCACCAGCTTTAGTGGAAATTTATTTACTAACCTTAACAGCTATGTAACTATAGGCAACACATTCATCTATAGCAACAACCAGAGCTATGTACCTACTGATATAATCACAATGTTGGGTTATCGTGATTTTGGTTATATCAGTGCAAATGTCACAGATTTTGCTAATGGCAATGTGATCACAGCCAATCTAACATCAGTAAGTAATGCTGATCTAACTAAAACCGGCAGTAATGCCATAGTGATACCTCAGATGGGCAACCTGGGTAACATAGCCAGCACACCACTCAGCAGTGCGGCCACTGTGGCAGAACAAAGCGCAGCAGCTGGCATCACAGGCCTAATCCAGGTCTGGACCATACAGTAAGATAAATATAATAAAGGATAAAATAATGAGTCATTTTGCTCAAATTAACGAAAATAATGTAGTGATCCAAGTTATTGTGGCAGAACAGGATTTTATCAATTCCGGAGCCATGGGCGATCCCAGAACCTGGATTCAGACCAGCTACAACACATCAGGTGGCGTACATCACAAAGGTGGCACACCACTGAGAAAGAACTTTGCTGGTGTGGGTTATCACTATATCGCAGAGATTGATGCTTTTGTTCCACCCAAACCCTATGACAGCTGGCACCTCAACGGCGAAACTGGCATGTGGCAACCACCTGTACCACCACCAGCTACTAACCCTGGTGAGATTTGTGACTGGGATGAACCCACACAGAGCTGGGTTCCACATGTGTTGCCAGGATTTTAAAATAACTCAGTGACTTTGATCAGTTTGTCTTTGATCACATCACTGTTCAAACTGTTATACAGGCCGGGATGCAAGGGCCTGGGTGCATTTGATAAAGGTGCCCAGGCATATCCATTGTGTTCACTACTGAGGTCAGGAACAAATTCTTTATCTACCAGACAGATGTAAGTGTGATAGCTGAAGTGTCCGTCAGGACTCTGATACAATTCCAGTGGTACAATGCGATCAAAGTTGATGTGATAACCAGTCTCTTCACGACATTCACGACCCAGAGCTTGTAGTGCTGTTTCGTTCTGATTGGCACGACCACCAATCAATCCCCAACATCCGGAATAGGTGTCCTCATCACGCAGCACAAACAGGGCGCGGTTGGTATTCTGAGCAATGATAACTGCACCCACTGCTGTTATATTATTATGCTCCAGAACCCTTCCTGATAGAGACCTTCGTAGCTTTTTACCCATTGAACACCTGTCCACTTATATTGAATTTGAGTCTTTAAATTAGTCATATAGCTTACTTTGTTCTGCTGTGTGCTGTCAAATTTAATCTGCCAACCAGACACAGTATACTCTATAATGTCATTGGCATGTGCAATCAGGCCATGCCCGCCTGTGGTTAACCAGGCTCTGGGAGCATTGTCAGGCGTGTTGTTGACATTGCCAATGTCCTGTAATATCAGATAACGCTGCCCAATAGCTGCTGCTGGCAAACCAGCACCTGGGCCAGTTGTGCGAGGATCAATGATGCTGTTGATGGGCGGCAAGCTGTTTGTGGGTATGGTATCTGTGTCCACATTAAACAGTATGCTATATGGATCGTTGGGGTCATAGGCAATGGTGCCAGTGACCAATCTGTCTGTCTGTGCATCTATCAGATATAACATACTGATGCCAGGTACAATCTCGCCAAACAATCCGATAATTTCAGCCCACTTGATGGGATTGCCTTCATTGATGGGTATGCCTAGTCCGGCAGCATCAGCCACAGGACCATTTTTAGGAGCCAGGCTCACACGCCCGCCTATCAATATCACACCATGACCCATGGGAGTGAAGTATTGGCGATTGCCAGCCAACATGCTTTGTTCCACAAGTGCCTGTTCCAGATTACCATGTGCATCATATACACTGTCCACAACCTGTTTGATAACGCCCAGCTTTTTCAACTTGCTGGGCACAGTTAACCAGATGGGCAATTCAAATGTCATGGTGCCAATGTCAATGGGATCATCTGAACCCACAGGAATGTTTCTGGTGGTCCACACCACATCAGTTAACAGAATGTAACTGAGACTGGTCCAGTCCAGATAGTTGTCTGTGCTTTGTATTTCCATGTCAGGATTAAACTGTGGCAGGATTTGCTCATACAGTTGCAGTTTTTGATCAAAGTTACTGGTCCACAATTCTATCTTTACAGTGAGTCTGTAGGGGGCTGGCATCAGTCGTTCAATGGTAAACGCTGTGGCCTGATTGGTAGTTGTCTGACCAGTTTCCTGATTGTAAGCCAGGGTGCGGATGTTCTTCTTGTCCACATGATGTGGTTCCTGCATACGCTCACGATCATATCTCATGCCATCAATGTAAACCACAATCATAGGCACATTGTTCAGGCTATTTTCTGAGTTCTGTCTCAGTATGCTGCTGACTGTGCGATTGGTGTCGGCATAACGGCAGGGCACACGATACAACACGCGATTGCCGTCCTTGTCTTTGCCGTATTCCACATCAAAATTACTGAAGAATCTGACAAACTGTCCTACGAATCTGCGGATTTGTTGGTCGTAAAAAAATTGACTCATTATTGATCTGCCTGTGGTTTAAGCAACTTGCTAAGTGCCTGTCTCTGATCCACCAGATTGCCTGCATTGGTTCTGGTTTTGGCCTGGTTGTTGACAAATGTGCCACGCTGTGTGGTGTTACGGTCACCAGTGATAGGCTGTCTCACACTGTCTTGAATAGCAACCCATTTGATGCCATCGTATCTGAACATGCGATTGGGGAAGTAATCCAGACGCAACACATACTGGCCCACATAGGGATTGCTGGGGAATGCCACATCAGCTGTGACAGGATGTCCGTTGGGCGCCAAATTGCTGCCAGTGAGATAACCAGGTACTGGTGCAACTGGTGTGGTTGTGGTTAAATCTGTGGTCAAATATGTGTTGTCAGCTGTCCGTATGTTGGTGTCCACTGACACGCTGCTTGTGGTATTGCTCACTGTGTCAGTGACTGGCAATACGAACAGATTGGCAGTGTCGTAACCTGACAGCGGCACATCTGATTCAGCTTGTTGTACCACGGCTGTGTTGATTTCCAGGTTGCGAGTGTAGGCACTGATCATATCTCTCAGTGTAACATCGCCTGAATTCTCTGTGACACTGTCCAGAATTTCGCGGAATTCCTGTCCGTCCACCATGGGCACACATTTGCAACGCCACAGATGTGGCAACCAGGTCTGTGCATAACCTTCTGCTGCTCTGGTAGTTTCCTGCACCACATAGAACTTTCTCAGTGCTGCTGGCAAACTGTCATCCAGTGGCCAAAAGTCGCGCTGGTTGGGCAATTCAAACACATCGCCAGGTATGATCTTGCGACCTATACGAGCCACCATGTCATTGATGTGCATGGTGATATAGATGGTGTCATTACTGAGAAACATGCCGAACTGGCTCAGATTAAAGTCGTTGTCTTGCAGTGTGTAGTGACCACGCAGTGCATAGATGCTGCTGTCGTATTTTCTGTCACGATTTTCCAGGAACAACAGGTCCTGAATGTTACGCTCGCTCACAGTTTCGTAAGTGGGCAATGTGGCGTTATTGGTGTTGGTTTGTACAGCAGGACCCAGATACTTGTGAACATTGATGCCCACGCCTGACATGGTAAACAATTCCAAGATCCTGCTGTCTTGGAACTTGTAGTCGTTGCTGCGATTTTCGCGATATAAACTAATTCTGGGCATATGAATCCATCCAGAAATATTTATCGTTTTGTCAGTGTTGGTAAGTTAATAAAACAGTGCTGAGATCTTGTTCTGTGCTTAATAGCAGGCTATAATAGGGCTGACCGTCATTAAATCGCCAGCTGACATCATATTTGCTTGCCATGCTGTCACTCAGCCAGTTTTCCAGCATGTGTTGGCCATTTAGGAATGTATTATAGTCGGGTATTAATTTAACGAACCACTGGCCCTGTAATTTCACAGGACAAGTCACCTGGAAATTACATGCTGTCATTTAGTGCTTTTTTGTATTTCACCTATTCTTCTTTTGATAAAGCAGATGATCTGCTGTTTGGCTTCTGCACCTTCGGGTATGTCCACATCATCTCTCAGTTCGTTTCTTAGGATATAATCTAAACTAAACTCGATCATCTTGAGAATACTGTAGCTCATAGGATCTCCATGGCGCGGCACCAGCCCAGTATATTTACAAAACAAAACCATAGATTGAGGATAAGTGGCCATACTAGACTGCGGCGCAGGCATGCCCAAGTGCCAGTGACACCGCCTACAAAATACAGTGGATAGATCCAACGCATATCGGGATTGTGTGCATGAATAGCCAGGCTCAGGCTGGCAATTATGCTAAAGATGGCGGCAGCTATCTCCAGATAGAACGCTGTCTTATCTGAATGATAGCTGCTCATAAACCAGTCGTTAAGTTTTTGCATTACAGATGCTTTCGTTTGAGTGGAGGAAGAGGTGGGATTCGAACCCACGGAGGACTTGCACCCTCGCTAGTTTTCAAGACTAGATCCATAAACCACTCGGACACTCTTCCATTGACTGTATTATATAGTATTCGATCTCAAAGTCAACTGTAAAGTGGCTGGGGGACAGGGACTCGAACCCCAACTGGCGGAATCAAAATCCGCTGATCTACCAATTAATCTATCCCCCAATATCACCTGTTCTGAAACTTCTGCTTGACCAGATCATACATGCTTTTGCTTAATAGTGCTCGCTGTTCATCGCTGATATATTCACTGCCCAGTACACGGCTTATCAAATTGGGCACCTGATCCTGATAAGCATTTTTAATAGTCTTTTTAACCAGTGTATCTGAATCTAACACACTGTGATGCATCTCCACATGATTGCCCAGATCCTGTTCCATAAAGAAACTGTCGGCATGATTAAATGTCACCTTGTCATAGCTGTGGGGCCACACATCATTCAAATCCACACAAACAAATTTATCATCTTGTTTGAGAAATGTAGCTAAGAACACCTCCATGAACAGATAGTTTTCATAGTTGTGTCCTCGCACACTGGCTTCATTCAAACGAATATATCTCAGATAGTCAATGGCACGGCCACTTAGTATCAGTGGAGTTCCAAACACTCCCCAAACTTCTCTAAAGTAAGGATACAACTGTCTGGCTCTGTAACCCCACCACCAGCCATCATTGCGAGCATACAAGTCAGGGCCGCACAAATCTATCTGTGGATATGACAGCAACTTTTCACACAGTTTATCCATGTAACCTGGTGTGCGATTGGTAAAGCCAGTGTCATAATCTAATTGGATATAATAATCATAATCAGGTAGATGTTGTCTGTTATGATAGATGGGATAGTCGGTTAAAAACCACATGTACCAACTGAAGTTAGCTGGGCAAAATCCCTGATCCTGGAACATTTTTACATTATGTTTCAGAACAGGAACATCAAAGATGTCCAAATGACCACTGGTGCAGTCTTCACAGATGTAAAGATCATAATGCTTGCCACCTTTGAGATGCTCAATCAGATGCCTGAGTTTGAGGCAATCAAAG